CACGTTATCTACAAAGCCTTCAAATTTTAATGTTCCTGAGTTTACAAAATAGTAATGCCCATGCGCTGTTGCTCCATCCCACCTAGAAACGTCTACGTGTTTATTGACTTTACAGCCATAATGAATTTCTTTAATGGTTACTGAAGCTGTACCTGCGTCAAATGTTTCGTTGGTAGAGATAAGATCGGATAGTGCAATATCAATAGTATCGCCAGATGAGTCTGTTACATATACTTTGATTACTGCTTCGTTATGAGATCGTTTTAAATAATGTACGTTTGCCATTAGATTTGTCCGTCGTAATAGTTTTTACTTAGTTCGGACCAAGGACCATTAGTTTGTGTATCTGTATAAAGATCACCTGTTTTCTTACGACATTTAACATATGTTTCTTGTAGAGTTCCACCGGGTGGTGTGAAGGCTCTGATACCAGCGGTTACAGTTCCGTTGCCTCTATAGTATTGATCATCTGCATGTGCAATTGCGTTTGTAGCTAATGTTCCTAATGTCGGTGCATTATCATATTCCCAATTACCATTACTTCCTGGTACTGTTATCCATGCCATTATTTCATCCACCCTTTAATGTATTTGTCTGAAAAGTTTGCATTACTAAACTCTAATCTATTAACAAGCTTAACTGCATTCTTACCCATATGGTCAATAGCAACAAAGCCTTCTTGACCTGTTACTTCGAGACCATTTTCTGTTTTGAGGAAAGTGCTAATCTTTTTAGCTCTGTCAAGTTTAGTTATTAAAACTTGTTTTGCATCTATAATTAAATTATATAATTCAAACATTGCAACAATCTGAGTTACCGGAGTACGTTTGAAATATGTTAAAGTTGCATCTTTCGTAGCTCGCTTACGTGCTTTACCTTTATCGGTTTTAAGTTTATCAGCTTCTTTTTCATAATAAGCATCAATAAACTTTACAAGATCTTTAGCGAAGGTACGAGGATTTTTAATCTTTTCACCAGCTCTAATTTTAACGTTGACAAATTGCTTGACTCTCATTAAAGTATCTGCATTGTCAGATATACCATTAAGAGTTTCTTTCTTAATAGTATTAAACTTCTTACCGGCAGCTGCTAAGATTTTAGTTACTGCGTCGGTTTCTTTTTTGGTTAAATTAGCTGTCCCTGATAAATCTTTATATACGGCATCTACTGACCAGATCGATTTTGCGCTGTTAAGATTTGATGCAATCTCCTCTCCAAAACTTGCAGACATTTTTTCAAAAGTTGCTCCTCTGTAGACTGTGTGCCATACCACACCGACCTTGGATCCGAGTATTTGTTTGCCGAGTTCTGAGTCACGAGGTACCGCGTAAACAATCGTATTAGGATGGAAAGTAATATGTGGTTCACCTTCAATGTCCACCACTTTAAGATCAGCTTTATCATATAAAAAATCACCTTGTACAACGCCTTTAATACCGAGTTTAGGAAACTCAGCTAGCGCTAATTTTAATTTCGAATTCAGGCTATCCTTGCCTACTGTGTCAGCATCAATATCCGCATTTGTTTTATAAACTTTAGGATTCTTATTAAAGATACCTTTCTTTGCAACAAAGAATTTACCATCAGATGGATCAGTACCACAGAAAATAGCAGGAGCTCCGTCCCACTTTACTGTAACATTTATTTTAGATTTACTTCCGCCTGCAAGCATATCTCTCAATGCTCTAAGGAAGTTAATTGAATCTCGTGTACCCGCGACACCATTATTAAGAATGTTATCTTCAAGGTGTTCCATATGAGTATTTTTTGATTCAGTAATAAATTGCTTAAATCGTTGCATTATTTAATATAATCCTCAAATGGGTTTTTCTTTTTAGTACCTGGCTTAATAGAATAATCACTCTTAGGCATTCCGCCCGTAATCTTAACTTCAGGCTGCACTTCATAATAGTTTGTTCTCATTCCAACACGCATGCGGAATGGTCCAGTACCAGAGAAGAGCGGGACTTTGTTACCAAGCTTTAAAGGATCTTTAGTACCAATCCTATAAAAGTCATCACCTGCTTGAATATAATATGTTGGTTCAGTTTTACCTTTAGTATAATGCTCAGTTACCAATGCACCTAAATCTTTATTCGGTAAACTTATAAGATATTGGTTCTTTTGACCCTTCAGGAAATCAATCATTTCATCCCGTGTCACTGACTTAGAATCTCTAAGCATACCAATAGTTGTAGGAATAATAATATCCTGGCGGCCCACGTGCTTGCGTACGGCGTTAACAAAAGCTTTACCCTCTTTATCTAACGTCTTACAGATATAAACTTTAAGTGGGCTAAGCTTACCTTTAGATGGACCTTTTTTATCTAAAGCCGCATCCCATTTCTTGCCGTCCCAAAATGCACGAGTGTTGCCGAGCTGATCGGTGTGATTCATTTTCACTTCGATCCATATGTCTTCTTTAACAACACCCTTAACAACTAAGTCTGAATAAGTGTTATCTACTTTAGGTCTAGTAGCGTTAAGTCCAAATGTTTTAAGATAATCAGCACACGATTTTTCGTATCTATCAGATGCGGCGCTTTCGTTTAACGCATCGATATGCTGTTTGAACGATTCCATTGTTATAAATCCCCAGATTAATATTCTTTCTGTTATTTATAATCAGGAAATACCTCCAGCTTGGAACATTGTTTTCTTACCTTGACCGAATGCAGTTTTATCAAACGCAGGATTGTCATCACTATGATTAAATGATGCTGTGTTAGCGGCACTCGTACCACCAATACCACGCTGAGCACTTTCTTCAAGATCAAATATTTGCATTTTTGCTCGATCAATACCAACCACAAACCTACGATAATGACCTAGATCACCCCATCGATTTTTAAGTTGTTTGATCATAAGCTGGCCAAGACTGTCAAGCTCTTCAGTTGTGATTAGGCCAAGAATACAATCAGCAGTATGAGTAATACCCATGGATTCAGAAGTATTCGTAAGATCGACATCAGAATTGCCGTACCCATCACGATTAAACTGAGAGCTAGTAACAACGGCACAATTGTATTCCATAGCAAGTCCACGTACTTCCTCCGCAATTGATTTAACTAATGTGTAGCTATTAGCTGCAGCCGCACCTTTAACTCTTGACGATGCACAGATATTAAGATAATCAATAAAGATTACGTCGGCTTCAAAGTTCTTTTTCATTTTAAGTTCATTAAGTAAATGACGGAAGTGTCCAACGTGTGCAGAACCAGTAGGGTATTCTTTTACAATAAGCTTACCCGCACATTTTGATTTAATACGTTCCATGCGTTTCTTATAAACGTCACGAGGTAATATCTTGAGTTCATCAAGAGTAACATCCATCATATTAGCATCTATACGTTCAGAGACACGTTCTTCCGCCATCTCCATAGTAATATATAAAACATTCTTACCTGTCATAAGATAGCTAGCAGCTGCATGACATTTCACTAATGATTTACCACCGCCGGTTGTTGCCAGGAGCACAGTCATAGATTTCCGAGGCAATCCACCTTTGGTAACTTTGTTTAATAGATCAATGTCGAACGGCATGCGTTCTTCTTTACGATGGTAAAATTCATAACGTTCATCCGAGTCTTCGATAAAATCGTGACCTACAGATGTATCAAAGCTTATACCAAGAGAGTCTGACAATAGATTAGGTATAGAACCCTTATCATTCGTAGTGTCTTCTCCATCCATAATAAGGATAGCTTTACGTATAGAATTAAATAAATCTTTATCTTGGCAGAACTTTTCTGTTTCTGAAACAAGAAAATCAAAGTTAGTATCTTCGTCACGTGCAAAAGTTTCAACGGTGTCCATCATACCTTTGTATGAGTCTTCGTTTAAATCTTTACGTTTGTCGAGCGATATCTTTAAAGCTTCGATTGATGGAGGCGATTTATATTCCTCCACGTATATTGAATAAGTATCAAATATTTTTTTGAGATTATTATCATCAAAATATTCACCTTTAATATAAGGATATACTTTGCGATAATATTCTTCATTGAATATAAGATTAGCGAGTACAGTAGTTTCAATCATTGGATATCCAGTTGCTAAGTTGAATACAGGCAACCGAAGCTGCCTGCATTTTATTAATTATATAATAACATAAAAGTGACTATTTGTCAACTGTTTTATGCAACATTTTCTTCATCATCAATGACTTCATCATCTTCACGCATAATGCTACCGGATGCACCAATTGTAAACATATCCTTAATGTATGTAGAGAAGTTTGTTTTCTCCATTAAGTTAAGCCAGAATTCAGAATTATCAACGATCTCTTTTGCTCTCATCAACTTATCTGAAAGCACAACACCAGTCTCTGGATCAATGGCTTCATACCAACCTACTTTTGGTTTAGTTAGATATCCACCAGCTTCAGCAACTTCCATTAGACCTGACCATTTAACAATGCCACCTTCCCATGATACTGAGATTGGGATTTTAGATTTCTCTTTAACATGTCGAGACTTTTCAACATTAATAATAAAGTGATAACCTTGTATGTCCTTGCCAACTTTATCTTGCTGACGACCAATAATCCAAATAGCATCGGCTGAATAGTAAATACCGGTACCACCTGATACAACTGCTTTAGGAAACAAACCAATCTCTTGATAGGTATGGTTCACTGCAATTAATGGAATGTCTTTAAGATTAAGATGTGGTGTTACAATACGGAATAATGACTTGAGTGCTTTTGCACGAGACATATCCGCAACTGATTTACCATCTAATGCATCTTGTGTTTCTTTCTTAGATGCCAAGTTACCAACTGAATCAATAACAATAATAACTTTGTCATCTTTTTCAATCTCTTGTAACTGCTGAGACATATCAAACTTAAGTTGCTCAACGTCAGTAATTGGTGTATGAACTACGCGATCCATATCAATACCAAAGCTTTCAAAGTAAGCCTGAGGTGTACCAAATTCTGCATCATAAAACAATAACACTGCTTCTGGATTACGCTTCATATATGCACCTGCCATAAGCAAAGCAAATGCTGATTTAAAGTGTTTTGATGGTCCTGCTAACACTAATAGTCCTGGTGAAAGCCCGCCATCTATACGACCCGATAATGCAACGTTGATCATCGGAACTTGGGTAGGTGCCATGTCTTTCTTACCATAAACTTTTGATTCCATTAATGGAGCCGTCAGTTTAATGGTACTATTCTTCACTAGTTTATCTAATAAACTCATACTAATTTCCCTCTACAATTGACAATAATTTACCCTTATAGGCTTCTATTTTCCCGACACGATCGGGCCAATAGATAGTTGATTTGTCTGCGTTCTTACATAAATTATCTAAGAACGGAGTAACTGCTTTAAATAGCAATTCTAGCCTATATTCAAGGTCATCAGCTTTGACCTTAGAGGACGTTAATTGATCCTCTAAGCTTTGTTTTTCATTGCTGACCTGTTGAATAGTTTCTTTGGCTTCAGCTTCTTTTTCCTGAAGTTCTTCATCAATAAAGCTGAAACCAAAGTCAAAGTCTAGAACTTCTTCATAGACTTTATTAGCCATTCGCTAGCTCCTTAAAAATAGATAGATCATCGTCATCATCCATTGACATTGCAGCTGGTGATGGTGCTGGTGCCGCTTCTGCTATGGTTGGTGTGGGTGCCGGTGTTGCTTGGTTACCCATAGAACTCAAATCAAACTCATCATCTTCTGCCTTAGCAGGAACTGATGCTTCTTCGTCGAGAGCAAGTACTCTGTAGAGCTTTGCTTTCAATTCAGCATATGATTTAAAGTTACTTGGATCTACAAGCGGTTGCAACGGGTGCTCGGCATTGTATATGCGTTCTAGTTCCGCGTCGTCCTCAGAAATCGCTGATGGTGCATCGAATTCTGACTTATCGTAGTTTGGATATCCTTCAAACTTACGGATTTTTAAACGGAAGTTAGCACCTTCCCATAGATCAAATGGGTTAACTGGTGTTTCATCTTCAAACTGTGGATTCATTAAATCGTTTAGTTTGTCGAAGATTTTCTTACCGAATTGATACATGAATACTTTCCCATCATTATCTGGGTTAGCACTATCCTTTACAACAAGAATATTTGCGATATACTTTAGACGACGTTTTTGTTTACGTGCCAAAGCTTTATCATCTTCCACACCTGAATTCCACAACTTACCGTTGTATTCAGATACTGGATCATCTTGATTGATTGTTGTGAGTGAGTTTTCAATGTACCACAGACCTGTTGGGCCTTGAAAGCCGTGATCCCAAATGCGTACAAATGGCATTTCTTCACCGTTTGCTGCTGGTAAGAAACGAATGATTGCAAAACCATTACCCGCTTTGTCGCGTGTTGGTTTCCACATTTTTCCTTCGTTTGGATCTCGGTAGCTCTTAGTTGAGATTGACTCGAGCTGGGTGTTCAACTTTTGTAAAGATGCTGAACGGTTCTTTTTCAATGCGTCAAATGACATAATTGTTTTCCTTATATAGTATTGCTGTGTATAGCGTTGGTTATATTGCGATGTGTATGTGGATTTGTTCCACCATCTATTTATACGAAAAATCGTTCGCGGATAATATCTTTGAACTTTTTTTCATCAATTGTCAAGAAAGGTCTGTATTTTCTTGATAGTCTTATTATATCACAAGATATAATTTTGTCAACTATTTCTTTCTCCCAATAGGGAAAAATATTTGAAATACTTGTCAATAGACTAAAGGTTTCCAGGCTAATTTTTTTCTGCATGTAAAGTCTCATAACAAAAGGATGTTCACCGTTTACCGCAGTGAAATTAGCCTGAAAATTATCGTCAAGCAAAGCGAGATCGCTTTTGAAAACTCGGGTCAATGTATCCATCTTCCGTTGCCATTCAATATAGCGATCTTCACCTTCTTGCTCTATTATTTCACGTATCCATGCATTAGGTTTGACTATCATATTAGCCAACATTAAGTGCTCTGGATTTTCTTTACGTGATAGTTTCTCGAAAAAATAAGCGTCATTACGAGTTCGAAATTTTTCGTAAGATGCTTTTATTTTTCCGTGATATTTTACGTAGTCATAGCTATCAGTAGTGAAGTGTCGTTTCATTGCTAGGTATTTTACATACCATTTGAAACTCTCTTCATTAGCATAGCTTTGTGAGGTCTTGATCATCTTTTAATACCAGTTTCATTTTTACTGCTTCGCTGCGTACTTTCTCTTTTAGTATTGAAGATTTCTTTACGATATCCGCGACAGTTTCAATTTCTAATTCGTTAACGCGTGCGTATTCACAAAGTGCATCGATATAATTTACTCCGCTTGCAAGCATTTCACGAATTTCATGATGTACCTTTTCAGGTGTTCTTGGTGCGACCATAGTCTCCTTATCCATTTAAAGTTTTAATCCCGTCTAGCCAATTCTCGGCTGCTGACTGTGCCCATGCAATGCTTTTACCTTCATAGATTTCTTCTTTAAGAAATTCATTATTAACAAAGCATCGAATACCGGCTCCTGCTTCTGTTACAAAATAGTCTACCTTTAAAGACTGTCCTGCTTTTTCCATCATTAATGTACTACCTGCCATATTATATTTCCTTATGTAAGAGGTTGCTTTAACATCACCGCAATTGCTGCAATGTGTGACAGAGACAATAAACTTGTTCTTTTCAAATTGAACGACTTTTATTCCCTGAGTTATATGTATTATACCACAACATCCGAGTACTGTCAACTGTTTTTTTCCATTTATTTGAGTTTAATTATGCTCTTCGAATAAAACATCATTTACATATTGATCTTTAAGTTCTTCTGATATGCCCATTGCGAGCATTGATCTATGTAAATGCGGATTAAGTTTTTGGTTCTGACAATATTTGTTGAGAACCGGAAGAGTGTCTCTTATCGATATGAAAGAATTATGCTTTAGATTTTCAAGATAATGATCTACTAAATGTGTAGTCACTTCAATGAATTGATCTAACTCTTCATCAGTATTAATATTACCGACTGCTATCATATCTTTTGAGAATATTTCTTTTGCCCATGGTGGCAACTCACGTGCTTTATTCCACGTTAGGTTTGCTACAGTTCTTTCCATCTCTTGATGATACGGATGTGGAAATCCATGCAGCGGACTATAGTCCATAAATGAACCTGTAATTTTCTTTGGTCCAGCAACAATATCAAAGCCAAGTATAGGCACTTCATATCCAACACGCGGAAAGATATTGACATGCATTAGCCATAAACCTTTACCGTCCGCGGGTACAATTGTTTTTAAATGAGCTTTTGATATACGAGCTGATCGCCAAAATGTGTCTTCCCAGTCTTTAAACTTAAGATCATCTGTATATTTTTCATTATCAAATCGATCAAAATGCTCATCAAACTTATCAGTTAAGCTTTGTGCATAATCGTTTAGTCTGGACCAAAGTTCCATTACTTATTTTTCCTTGCTCGACGAGCTTTTGCCCATGCATTTGCAATACGAGTTTCAATAACATTTTTAACGCTTCTGCGCCTTCCTCTTGCATGTTCGCTTCTGGCCATTCTTTCTTTTCTACCCATATTCTTTTCTAGGATGGGTGTGTCGTCATCAAGTGAATTTGCTTCTGATCCTTGCATTTGGATGCTCCTTATATTAAATTGTTTAGAGATACTATTATATTATCATGCTTTGTCTGTTTTGTCAACCATTTCTTTTGATAATTCATCAAATAATTCTGACGCGAAGTCAAAGCATTTCTTGGCCTCGTCAGCCATATCGTCATTGAGAAGTGTTCTAAATTCTTCAATGAGAACCTTTGTGTCACCTTCAAACTCATACATTAATCCTGAGCCAGGTGTTTTCTTTTTAATAATTTGTCCACCATGTAATTCGCCAAAGTGTCTTACATACATATGAGCCAATAGCGCATCATTGTTATCTGCATCTGCCAAAGCTTCGATGTGTCCAATATACTTATCTACTGAAACCGGATATACGTCCGGTGGCTCAAATCCAAAAACTTCTTCGAGTTCACGAATATCCTGGAACATACGTCCAGCTCGGTGGATTTTATTTAATTGTGGGGGAATGATTGTTAGGCGTTCTAATGGTCCGTAACACAATACCTGGCAGCATAAAAATTTATGATAAATCGCAGGATCAATATTGCCTGAAATTAATTCTTTAGCAAATATCCTGCGTTCCGCGGATTGATGGTGTGCCCATGTAAGTTCTTTTAGTTTGTTGCTCATAATATATCCTTTTGTTAATAATAATACCTGGTAACGTGTTCGCCTGGGTAATTATATTTATATAACAAAAAAGAGGAGCCGAAGCCCCTCAATTTAATCTTATTTAATTCCGCTTAGGTATTTAGGTACCTCAGCCTCTTTCTTAGTTAACCAATTCTTGTATGAAGTCGAAATCCATTTAATCATTAAAGTCTCCTTAAGTAAAAGTAATTAATTTTAGAAGTTAAAGCTTAGACCCACAGATGGTGTGAATTCTTCGCTATTGAAGTTGTAGTTCACTTTTGATTCGATATCCAAACCAGCAACTTCCATTGCAGAGTTAACACCAACGTTTTGCATCATATCATCTGTGTCGCCACCAATATAACCAGTTAGAACGCCAACTGTTGCATCAGCTTCAAAGCCTAGCACTTCTGATACGGAACCATAAGATACTGCACCACCGATACGTACGCTTTCCAACATACCATCAGTATCTGCACGACCAGCTACAATCCATGCTTCGCTGTTAAAGTTATAATCAGCTACTGCATTAATGTTAGCAATTCCTAGTGGAATGCCATAACCAGCTTGTACGTTTTGAAGATCTGTTAGATCGTCCATGTTCAAACCAGCTGCTACTGATACACCTAGCAAAGTTGCTTGAATGCTTTCGTCAGCCATTTTTGCTTCTGCAATTGTTGCGCCGTTTTCTGTATCAATCCAGATGTTACCTTGATCGCCGAATGATAGTTCAGTTCCACCGATTTGTGTACCAACCGCATATTCGTCTAGTGCTAGATCGTTTGCTGCATCTACAACAAATGACATAGAACCGAATGCAAGGCCTGCACCCGCAGATACGCCAAGATCAAAAGATGATGTTGCACCCCAATCTCCGCCAGCTCCTTCTGCAATTACTGTTTCAATTTTACCAGTTAACGCCACTGGTGCTTCGGTTACTTCTTGCGCAACCGCTGCGCCAGCTACTAAAGTTAGAGCTGTTGTCAATAAGAATTTTCCCATGTTACCTTTTTCCTTGTATAGTTAAAATAAATGCCACTTTTCTGTTGCTAAGTAAGTGGCCAACTCCCCGCGATTATGCCGCTAAGGCTAATCCAGATGGTTTATAATTTGTATTTGCAATTATAAGTTTTGATCTATAACGCGATCATCCGGTAAACTCCACTCAACTACGCCGTCCGTCGATCCTTGTTCTGCCCCATAATAAACACACTTATGTAAATGTGCTTATGGTGGAGCAGGTGGGTACTGCCCCCACGTCCGATCCGATTTTATTTTGTTTCATCGTTTACGTACTATTATATATAATACAAAATGGCCAAATGTAAAGACAAATGGCCATTTAAAAATATACGTGATATATATGATACGGTTAGTCTTCGCCAACCCATATATTAATAGTTATCATTTTATCTTCATGCGAAGATACGATAGCATACTCAAGCTTAGCTTCATATAAAGCTTGACGAAGTCTTTGCATTTTTTCAGTGTCTGGCACTTTTACAACTGTATCAGACATTGTTATAATGTTTCTTCCAAGCGGAATCAGAAATTCCGAAACCTGAACTTGACATATACACTTGCCACATAATCCGCATGACTTCTTGACTTGTACGAGCCACTGACACATCATATATTAAGCGGTTAACCACAATTTTTTGTTTCAAAGTAGGTTGTTTACCACCTGGTTTAGGTGTATTCAACATATCAGTTGCTACTTCACGAGCTTGGTCCAAAGGCATTTTCTCAAGCGAGTCTAAAACTTCACGCTGCATTATCGACGCTCATACACGTAGATGTCAGCACGTTGTGCATATTTCAATGGTAAAGTCATGTTATACTTTTTACCATCGTGAGCACGTGGACCACGTCCTTGAAGTTTAACTCTTTTTGGTTCACCAACACCTGTGGCGTTATTAAGATACACAACCATTTTAATTCCGTCAAGAACGGCTTGATCGTGTGGTGCAACTTTACCATCAACCATTTCAACAGTTGCATAGTAAGATTTTGAATATCGAATATTCCTAGCATTTTTATTCATATGAAGTTCCTTTACAAATTATATAGATACTAGTGTACTACGGTTTTATCCAAATGTAAATACATTTATTTCATTCGGAAGCAAGTTTTTTAAGAACGTGACTTTTTCATCACGAGTAAGCATAATGTCAGGAATGGGATCTCCACCCCAATGCAAGACGGATTGTCGTTGACGAATACGTTTTGTAATATCGCCATTACCATTATTAGCAATTTGAGAACCATGACGTGCACAAAATGAATTGTGTCGTTTAATTTGATGTTCATCTAATTCAGGAATACGACGACCTTGATAATAACGAAGATACCACTGAAACCAACCCATCGGATCCTCAGGCGTAATCCAACCACGAGTTTGCCATTCACTTAAAGGTAGTGATACATTTTTTGCGAATAGATTTGTCTCATTGATAGTTGGTGTACGATCAAAGTCTTTATTAGTTGATAAGTAATATTTACCATCGAAGATGCCAAGTTCAAGCATTTCATATGGGTTCAACAATGGCTTAAAAGTCATAGTGTCACCCATACTACTCTGATATAATTTGCATCTAAATGGTCTCGATACTCAATAGCATCGACGGTGTTTTTAAATCCAACACCGTTTACAATGTGTTTAATCATTTAAAATCTCATCTACATTTGCACAGAATACATCGTAGGCTTCTTCGAAATGAGCATATGAATTGCTGCTCAATCCTTCTAACCATTTTTCATTTACGATGAACTCGTCATTAAACACTTCTCCCCATTGCCAACCATTCTTGTTGAAGCCTTCGGAATCCGGATACAACTCATTGACCAAAGCCCAACCTTTATAGATTGTGACTTCGTCAAAATAAGCTAACAATTTATGTTTCATTAGACGTTCACGTGACCAAGATGCATGAATTCAGATGCTTCTTCTTTAGTGCAACGTGATACTTTCAAAACTTCTTCTAAGTTTTTAGGACCGAATGGTGCACCAAAACGAGTTAAAGTATCGCCGAATGAACTCATACGGTTAATACGAGCAATACCTTCGTCGTCCATACCTTTCATAAAGGTACCAGCAGCAATTTCCATTAGCTTACGGCCAATGTTTGCAACAACGATTTCATTCTTAGTTGGATCATAAGATGTTTTTCTCATATTTTATTCCTCTTGATTAATAATTCGTATATTATAACGCAAAACAAGGGACAAGTATACCCCTTATTTAATTTTATTTTATTAAGTGATAATAATGTCACTTACATTCCAAGCATTCTTGCAATTGATGCACTATCCGTTGGTAAAGATTTACCTTCGTTGATGTGATCAACAATTTGATTAAAGTAAAAAGCACCTTCATCACTCTCATCATCTTTCAAGAGTTGAGCACAAGTTTTAAAGAAATTTCGCATCTTCATTTCTGACATGTCGTCAAAAGCGGATGCACGATGCATTTTTCCAGGTCGTTGATTCATTTATTTCTCCATAATATTGATAATGGTATTATATCATAAAAAAAGGGGGCTGTAAACCCCCTTAATCAATTATTTTTAATTTTTTTTTAAGCAGCTAATGCTGGTTTGTGTCCAAAAGCAACAAAACCGAAGTTAGCAACAACTACCATTGAACCGGTTTCGTCAACAATGACATCACCAACTGAGATAGAAGACATACGGTTTAGTCTTTCGATTGAAGTTTCAGGACCAACATTACCTACATGGAAAACATCGTTGAAATCTTTAGCTTCGATGTTACAAACGTGTGTGTAATATCCATTGTCAAAAGCTTTAGAAGCATTTTCGCCAATCTTCTCACCACGAAAATCCATGTTCATAGCCATTTTAGCTTTGTATGAAGGAACCGTTTTACCTGAATTAACAGCTTCTACGATTTCACGAGTTAATGTGATTTGATAAACTTTAAATTTCATAATTTATTCTCCGTTATTTTCATTTATTAATATTATTATGTCGAAGTTAAACGGGAATGTAAACCCCTAAAATGAAATTAAATCAAATTAATTGGTTTAAAGTAAAAAGTGCGACATTTCTGCCGCACTCAACTAACTTATTCATACATTATATTATTTTCGATCATCTTTGGTGCATCATTATACACTATATCTAAAATATCTTCAATGTAATCTTCACACGTTGAAAGAATTTTTTGATCTGTGGTTTCTTCGAGAAACGAACGAATAATCGAGGTCTCTTCCTTATAGGTAAGGTCTTTACCTTGATGAGTTTCCATAAACCACTCGGCGATTTGTTCTTTAGTAAAGAATACGTTTGTAAATAGTTTCATTATTTAACCTTCCATTGAGTAACATCAGCTTGATTACCATCGTTTGCAACTGATGTTATAGTTGACCAACTTGTATCATCGATAGTGTAGTTATCATCACCATTTGAAACAACATATGCAATTGCTGCAACTATTGCTTTTTTCTTAGATGAGTAAATTCCTAGTGGTCCATCGTGAGAACCATCTACTTGATATACATTATACGACATTTTTAATCCTAACATTTTTATTTCTTATACGTATATTAGCACGTTTGAATAGGGTTGTAAACCCCTAAAATGAAATTAAATCAAGTTTTTTTAAGTTTTTTT